TTTCTATCTGTTTTGATACAGATAATTCCAATCCTGATTTATAACCGTATTTGTAAGCTTCACTGCGAGTTTTACTCCCCGCAGTGTGCCAATGATTTTTTGCCATAACGTTATTATTTTGTTATTTTTTAACTACAGGTTTATATATATCAAAACGATTACCCGAGTTATGATTATACGTACCAATAAATGTACCGTCTTCTTGTTTAGTAATATCAAAATCAGATGCTAATGCCCAAGTGTCTTTGTTACGCTGAAACAATCCGCGCTTAGCTAATATAATATGTATATATTTTGAATCCGGAGTTTTTCCTATAATAGTAACTTCCGGATTTCGTTTTCCACTAACTTCGATCCATTTTTCTCGGAATTCAACATCAGTAATCGGAACATCAATATCTTTAGTAAATACTTTATTAATTTTTACTGTCTGATCAACCGGTACTTGTTCTAATTTTGTTTCATCAACAACTACATCAGTTACAACTACATTATTTTCTTCAGCTTTATTTTCATTATCAATAAATGATTGTAATCTACTAGTTGCTAATGCATAACGTTCCGCCCCTACACTTTCACCATATCTAGATAATAATTTTTTTTCCATATCTAACCATTTAGTAGCAACTTTCTTTTTTGTATACCATCTACTATTTTCATTATGTAAATAATATTGCCATGGGTCTGTACTCGAAAGCCCGCCATGAATAAGTTTACCTGTTGCTTCTGCAGGTGATACATTATCATCATTCTGCTCGATATTATCGCTTTTAGATTGTTGTTCTAATAATAAGTTTTTTAATTTAATCATATTTCAACTTTTTTATAAATTTAAAATTAACGAATATCTTTATCTAAATCTAACCGTATAACAATATTCATATCTAAATCCATACGTTTTTTAAGTGGCGTTGCTAATTTACCAATTGCAATTAGCTGCGCAGAATCATTATATAATCCAATTGTTGTTATATACGGATTAAATATACTACTAGATACGAATGATAAATAGGTTTGATCATCATGTTCTAACAATGACGGATTCAACGATGAATTAAACTCATCTGACGAGATTCGTACAATTGTATTTAATTCATATCTAGTAATTGTACTTTTATAACTTGCAGTATACGGTGTTTGTAATAAATTATTATAAATATAATTAGGACTAGATAATACTACCAATCCATGTTTGTCGTAAACGTTTCCAATAATATTCGATTGCAACATTGAACCCGTTTCATTTAAATCATATAAATAATTAACTTGAGTCGGCGTTAACGATTTATTATAAATTCTAACTTCATCTAATTTTCCATCATAATTATACGACGTCGATGATAAACTACGACCCCCAATATAAGTATCTGCTGTTGAATCGATACGAGCAGATGCTGTCGAATTAGATAATGGTTTTTTTAATAATGGCATATTTACATTTGTTTGTAATGAGCCATTAACATAGATTTGCATATAGCTACCAGATTTTTGGCATACTACATGATTCCAACTAGATGATACTGCAGTACTACTAGTAACATACATAGATTTAAATGTATCATAATTTAAATTAACATTATTTTTATCAACTTGTTCATGTATGTAAAATGCAATACGTTTATTAGCTAATAAAATAATATCATATGGACTACGAGTATCTCGTTTAGTAATTACAGTTTGTTTATTTGAATTTGATGTTGATGCTGATATAAAAAACGAAATTGCATAATTACTATCTCGATCATATACTCCATCAATTTTTGAATTAGGAATAATAAAATATCCGGTTTGATTAAATACCGCAGAATGACCTATATGTTTTAATTGGCCCGATGTAGATTTTATTCCATCGGTAAATAAAACAGATCCTGTAATATATCGATCATTTAATTTAAACGTATCATTTAAATTTGATGAATTAGATAATATCGTAGTATCAAAATATTGATTAAATCCATCATAAAATTTACAATTGGATATTATACTAGAAGAATTCAATTGAGTATCATAAACATTACCATATTCATCAGACTGAAAATTAAATGAATAACTACCAGTTATAGTTTGGAATTGAAATGATTTTGATTTAATACCTTCGCCTACTTTTAAATATGGAAATGATAATATAGATGCTGATGTGTATAAATATTTATGAAAATATGGATTATTAGGTCCTAACGTAACATATAAGTTTTGTTTATTTTTATAAAATAATTTATTTATTGAATAATATATGACAGTTTGCAAACTACCATCTATATTACTAGCATCATTATATACCGAAGTAGATCCTAACGCAGGTAACACATTTGTATCAAAATAAATAGCATTTAATGGTAAACAACTAGAAGTAGAACTGCCTGATGTAACAGTCCACGATTTGTGTATAGTAAACGGAGTAAGTGATGTATCAGAAGAATCTATGTTTTTAAAAACATATGGTGTACTGGTATCACGATTTAAATCAACGTCAGATAATTTTATTTCACCCATAAAAGTAAAAACCTTGCTATATTTTATAATAAATATAACAAGGCTTAAATCATGAAATTTTTAAACAATTAAAAATCTAATTTAACTCGAATTAATGCTTCTCGTGTTTTAGATTTTAATAATGGTTTACTTAATTTAGCAACTGCTAATAACTCTTGTTGATCGTTATATAATCCAATAGTTGTTATATATGTTTTTGGATCTTTACGGAAACTAGGTTGGGAAATTAAACCTTCAGACCCGGTTACATATGTTGGATTATTTGAATAATTAAATTGTCCATTTGTAACACGAACAAAATAATGCATACTTTTAACAGTTTCTGAATTTCTAGCTAAAAAGCCATATGGGTCAGACGTCGATGGATTAGTTACAGCTCCAGATCCAGATATAGATTTATATAATGCAAAATGATTATTTGCTTCTGAACTCGAACTAACATTTGTTTTAAATGCTAATGATTGATCTAATTTATTAGCATCTAATATTAAAACACCGTGATCTGGATATGCTAATCCATAATATACTGGAGATGTTGAATTATATACACCGTTATTAATAGAACCAGATACTATATAATAAACTTTACCAGCTTCTCCAACCGTCGCAGATGTTAATGATGAATTATCAATTAATGTAATTATATTACTAGAATCGGTAGTAACAGATCCAGTTGCATTTGTAGATCTAGCAGAAATAGCAGATAACGGTATTTCAAAATTTCCCGGATCTAAACGTTCTTTTAGTCGGTTACGTTTAAAGTTTATAATATAAATCGAATTTGTACTACCAGATGGGGTTGTAAATCTACTATCCCCTCGATTCAATAATAGTGATCTATATTGTGCATATATTGCTCGAGATGGCGAATCATTTAATTGGCCGGTTGAATTAGATCCACTACCAAATGCATGACCATATGCTAAACTATATTGAACCGCTGAGCCTTCGTTTGCCGGGTCGTCTTGATATACATCAATATAATATTGTCGTTGTGCATTAGTTGCAACCGATGACGTAAAATGCGTATCTAAACTAGAAATATTTTCACTCCAAACACCAGCTGTCACAGTTTCTTCGTTAGTTGCTACAACATCAGTACCTAGATTAAATCTAACAAATGTACTAATTGTTTGTCCTAATCTTTCCTGTTTTCTTAATTTATTTATAAAATGTTTCATATTATTTAACATTACCTTTTTATTATTATACTACGCCTAGATTTTTATTTACCGTAATTGGTACTGTAACACTACCTCCTGTTTCATTTGCAAATATAGTTACCGTTGCTACTTTAGTTTCAGATAATCCAACTTTAGGAGTAATTTTAAATTCTAATCCAATTGCTGATATTGAAGATATAGATGTACTATCACCGGCAAACGAAGGAGCAGTTGGTGCATCTTCTGCACTAATTGCTTTAGTAACGGTAATATTTGCGATAGATGAGTCTGATAATATTACTGTATATCCATATGTTTTATTAGCCCCACTTAACGCGGTAGTTGAACCTTTTGTAGATGTAGTCGGTACAATCGATAAAACTTTTGCTGGTGAATCGAAAGTAAAACTAGATACTCCTACATTAATAACTGGTATATATTGTGTTGTTGGTGGTAATGTAATTAATTTCGATCTCAGTGCTTGTGTTTCATCTGGAGAAGCTTCTACAATTGGCATATTCTCTATGATAATACCATAATAATCTGTTCCTAATGGATGATCGGTATTCCATAATGAATAATCAATTTCATCATCGCCTAATGCAAATTGCGTAATTTTAAACGCATCACTACCTTGTGCTAGTAACTGTCTCCCTTTCAATGTTAAAATTGCATCGACTGTAACTGTACTATTATCTAAGTATCCCATTTTATTCCTATTTTTATTAATAAATATTACTATAATTAATTATTGATGTAATTATAATTATATAGTTGGTTGGTTTCCATTCGTTGGTGCATCATTTGGTGTTACGGATTGGTTTCCTGATAATTTAAATGCACCATCTTGATTAACTGATTGATATATCAATTGATTTCCGTTTGCTAACCTCCATTCAACAACAGGACCGCCATCAACAGTATCAGTTGAACCAATATTAAAATCTCGAGAAACTAATTTACATCCGGCAAACCATAAATTATTTAATCCATATGGTAAATAATCTTGAGTATCTGAAATAGATCCTGTTTGTATACTTCCTACTGAAATAGCATATACACTAGTTCCGTATATAGCAGAACCATATGTAGACCCAAAATATGAATATGTTGAATTCTTTTTAAATCGTTTATACTCAGATTTCGAAGATCCTGTTATAACCGGTAAAACTCCTTCACTTTGCCAATATGGAGTTGATCCTGTCATATACGTAGACCCGGTTCTGTATAAATAAGTTCGTTTATATTTAGTTCCGCTATATTTTGAATCATTTGACGCAGTTAAATATGCAGTTAATTGGTCATCATCGGTAGCTGTAATAATACCTAATTTTGAATCATTAATTGTGCCGGTATATACTGGATATAATGCATTTGCATCAGGCTGAGTATCATATATTATTCCTTCATATGTTAAATCTAGTTTTTGTAAATCAGGTAATGCAGAATCTTTACTTCGTTCTAATATATTCGGCTGTATCAATAGTCCAGTAACTGCATGTGCACGCGCCGGCAATAGTTGTTCTAATTGTCTAAAAAATGATAAATCAAATAATGTAAACATTTTTATATAGGAATTAATATCATTTTTAGATGAATATTTTTTCCAATAATCATGTGCTTTGTCAATTAATTTAGGGTATGATTTTTTGTCAGTTTCTCCAGGATCTCCGATATAATCATCTAATGATATAAAACCTAACTGAGAAATTATATCTTCATTAATCATTGTTTGTGGCGAAAAATAAATTCCTAATTTATTACTGTCTAATGGTGCTTTATCATATTGACTACGTTCTGCACGCTGTTTGACATCTAAATTTTGAATTAATTCATTTTCTTCAATTCGCACTTTATTATCATCAAATGATCCTGCACCTAAAGAAATTGCATCATAATAATATGTTTCTTCAATTGAATCATATGGCTCTGCATTTGACCATCCACTAAACGAAGCCGATGTTAACATTGTCATAGGCTGAGCGCCAGTTAACGATGAAGTAGATGCATGATTAATTTTTTGTGTTAATGGTAACCTAAATAATAATTCATCATATGCATCTGTATTTCCATTATATGCTCCGGGAGCTTTAACATGATTATTAAACGCAGAATCATTCAATGATGATGACCATAAACGAAATTCTTGCAATTGACCTTGTAATCGTACCGATCCGGCACTTGTTCCACCTAGAATAACAGAACCAGATGCAATAAACGAAGCTGTTGCTGAAGCCGAAACTGCAGATACAATTTTTCCGTATTTTGCACGTTTAGCAACTATTTCTAATTTATTACCTGAAGTACGTAATACTGTATTTAACCAACCTCCATCAAACATTTCAATATCTGCAGATGCAGTTCCATTAATTCGTATCGTACCTAACGTACCGCTCGTATAATCAATTGTTACTGCGTTTGAGCCAACCGTATATAATGTCATTGTGCTTGGCACCAATGGATTAGTAACTACATTATCCGTGCGGAAACGTAGCTCTACAGCATTCAATGAATGCGAATAATTTATATTAACTGATCCAGCTGTATTATTAATTAAATCTAATGCATAATCAAAATTAACTTTTTCATAAACCGGAGCACGGTCAATTCTAGGACCACCATATTCATTAATTGTTATGATAGAATTTGGAATACCATAACAAGAAAGTAATGCATTAATACTTCGTTTAGTTCCTTTTGATTTTAATAATAATGGTAAATTATTAACAATTCTACGCCAAACGGTGTGTGTCATTGTTTGTCCAGATAACGATGTACCATTTACAGACAAAGACCCGGTTAATGGAATTCCATATTCATCAGAACCAAATAAATATGACCATAATTCTTGATATTGATTACCATTAGTCAAATTCCAACCAAACTGTTTAGCAACCGAATATAATAATTCATTTGGCATTCCTAGTTTAGGATTTTCTTCTCGCTTATGTATTTTAGTCATATGATTAATATACGTATATAGTATATCATAATGATGACCTAACATGTTAATGAAAAGATCTAGACCCGAATCTTGTTTATTAATACGAACGAATTCTGGAATTGCATATCGTAGTGCATTAAAATTCATAGAATCATATAATGATGCCGAGTCTAATAGCCCAGTATACCATGATGTAAACTGTGAACTTGTAACACTATAATTTATATACGGTATTATACTGTTTTGTTTAGGCAACGGAGTTATATAACTTCCCGTTAAATTTGCAACCGTAGGATTTTCTAATGGTATATCATGAGTTGTTAATTTAGATGACGATTCATAATATAAATGTTTTTCAAAACCGTCAAATCCGCCTATTAAATTATTTTTTAAAGTAGTATATTCAATTACATTTGTCGATGCAATATTACCAGGTACAACTGAAATATTAGATATTTGATTATCGTAATAATTTAATAATTCTAATTTATATTTAAAATTTTTAACTCGTTCTTCAGCTGAACTATAAAAAATAAAATTATTAAAATCAGAAAAATCTATGTTTAAATTTGTACCTAAACTACCAGAAAAATACGCATTAATTATTTGTTCGGATGTTTGAATACCCGGACCTAATAAATCTGTCCACGTTTTAAAATCAGTTTCAACCGAAGTATTTAAATTTGAATTAGCATACCAGTTAGGAGATGATAAATCTCTGTATGTTGATTTTGTTTTAATATAAGGGAGTACCGATACTCGATCTATATATGTTGGTTTTTGTTCTTCAACAACCCAACATTTAAAAAGTGTATCAAACTCTTCTGGAAGTGGTTTTAATAATTTTACATACAAATGATTATTATATACAACACTATTAACAAATACTACTGTTTGATTCCTACTAAAATTTAATAAGTATGATTTATATTTATTAGGAGTATTTCCAGTTTTAAGTGCAGTTTGATATCCGTTTGCAACTGTTTGAATAAATACTTGCAATTCATGTTTAAATGTTGCTGCACTCGGATCTGTAAATAATAATCGTAATTCTGTACGATCTTCTGATATTTGATCAATTGCCAAATATTGTTTTTCATAACTACCTATTAAATTTTTATGAAAATTAATTGCAAAGTTAAATTTACCTGCATTAATTTTTAATTTAGATAATGCATTATATAAATCTAATTTTACCGGGCTATAATCAAATTTAATAGGTTGGTTATTAATTGGGTCTTTTAATGCATTAATATCAATATTTTTATTAAGCATTCGATGATTACCAGTTATCCAAGTATCATTTGCATAAACATGCAACTCAATTACATTATTTCCAGTACTACCAATCTCACTATCCCACGATACTTGTGGTACTGCGTATTGTAAATTCTGAATTACACGTGATGCTATACGCTGCCCGGTCATAGATCCGGTAGCATTTAATATATCATCGATATTTTCATATTGAGTTAACATATATTATTACTTTTTTATTTGTATTTACTTTTTAACTCTAACAAAGCTTTTTTAGTTGCATCATATTGTTGTTGCAATTTTAATCGATCTTCTTGAGTAAGGTTTGTTACGAATTTATCTTCAAGTTTTTGTAATTGAGTTTCTAAAATAGTTATTTGTGCCAGAGCTGATTTTAAACCACTATCACTATTCATAATAGTATCTATTTCTGTTTGTAAAGTCTTAATTTTAGTTCGATGTTCATCAATACTTTTCTGTATAGCTACTGCTATAGGATTATTAACTGATACTGTTTTTAATGCTGTTTTTAATTTAGTTTTTGCAAATTCTAATTTAACATTTAATATAGAAACTTGTGCGCGCAATCCAGCTGTTTTTGTTGTATTTATAACTGTAGCTTGAAGAATTTTTGATTGTAAATACGCCTGGAATTGATCGATGCTACTTTGAACTGAATTAACATCATCAGCTAATTGACCCAACATTACAAATCCAGAATTATTATCGTTTCTACGACCTATTGTTTTACCATTTCCATTTCGTAATTCAGTTTTACTACCAATATCATATACCCCATAATTTTTAGTAGGAGATATATTAGTAGGTCCATCAGAATTACCCCACAACGGACGATCAGACGGATCTAGAGTCGGAATATCAACCATATCAACTTCCCACAAACAATTGTCAGTTAACACCCATGATGGATTACCTGTTACTACTTCTATTTCGTATCTATAATCTTCCCATGTATCGTTTGGGTGAAGAACATATTCCATGTATAAACAAGGATATTCATTTGTTCCAAAAATACCGTTATCTTCTGTATATAATACCGGCTGACGTCTTCCATTATAAAATCCACCAGTCCATCCTATATTACCTTCGCGCCTGTTAAGTTTAGCTACAAATCCTGTATTTGTTTTTCCATCAAATCTACTAGATCTAAACTGTATAAATATTCTAAAACGAATAGTTTTATTTTTAGATTTTAAATAATCAATTCGGTCTTTAGTAATTAAATATGTACCCGGGTACCCGGCTTCTGCAAATTCATTTGTAGTAAATTGTAATCGTTTAAATCCTGAATCTTGACCGGCTCCATTTTTAAACCAATCAGATGCATATGATGTATTAACTCGATGATATGTGACTGACTGTCCATATGCATCTACATTTGGAACTACCCTAAATCTACCGCTTATAATATCATTATCAAAGGCAAATGGATCATTAACAGCTCCGTCTACATCATCAAAATTTAATTCTGGTACTGCAGTAGATGTATTTACAATAACCGGAAATTGAAAATATTGAAATCTAGTTTCTATAAGTCGATTAACAGATTCGACTGTATAATTAAATTTATTTTTTTCTATAAGCAATGTAGGATTATCGATATAAGTCGATACATCATTTTTATCATAATCTTTTAAAATTATGTTACCGGCAGCATCGCGAGGATGTACGCCTGATTTATCGGACATGAATGTTAATCCATTTGCTAAATAATCTTTAATATTTGGCATTATCTAACTACTTTAAAATATATTTGGTCTGTTATATATTGTTCTGTGATTCCATCTTTTACTTTTAATTCTAAACGATAATATCTTTCAGGCATAAATCCATTAAGATCTAAATATATAAAATTACTAGTAGAATCGCAACTTAATTTAGTATAAATATCATCGTATGGAATTATAGTCTCGTCTGTACTAGCGTCTAATACTGTATAATATGATGAGCTAGGAAGGTATTTTATTGTTTGTATAGGAAATAAATTCGTAGCTGATTTTTGTGGATATTTATCTCTACCATATATTCGTATTTTAGCAATTTCAGTATCTTTATACGTTGGTTTAACATTCGTATATGTAATAAATGATTCTGTATTTGCCGGGGTTAACGATCCTGTTGTAAAAGTGCTATTATCCCAATACATTATTAGTTTAGGCACATAAATTGTATGTGTATCTCTACTAAAAAATCTAATAAATCCAGACATTGCATCGTTTAATTCATTAACATCTGAAAATTGTAATAAAAATCCGTGATTCGGAATAACAGCTCCGCCACTACCACTTAACCAAATTTTTAGTGAGTTAGTAACATCGATATTAAGATCGGTAGTTCTATATGAAAATGATTGTGATGTAAATAATCCAACAGATGAACCAGATGGATTAGTTTGATACATCCACGAGCCACCAGCACCAGATCCTGAAACATATAATGTACTAGAACCAATTTGTACATTTTGGCTACCTGATGTCCACAAACTTCCAGAAGTAGAGTATTTCCAAGATACCCCATCGGTAGTTGGATCTGAGTCATACCCAGTACCATTCTCCCAATTTTGTGCAACTAATTTTGCAACTATATCATATTCAGCTGGTAAATTTTTTGCATGAGATGTGTATAATTGTAATATAAATTTACAATCATTTACGGTTTTACTATGCTTTGCTAATGATGCAGAAATTTCGGTTGTATCAAATTTAACTAACGCTCTTGATTTTTGCAAAGTACCGGTAGTAGATCCGATACGTTTTCCAATTTCTAATAATTCATCTAAACCGGTATTATATGATTCGGCTGCTTCATAAATTGTCGAATCTTTTTCGGCATAAAATATCTTAAACATTCACACTCCTTAATAATTAACTACCCTACCACGGATATCTTGGTTTGGATATTTTACTTC